ACTGAACGAGCCTTGGGTGGTATTCCCGTTGCGCGTGATGGTGAAGTTGTTGGTGGACGAGTCCAAGAACGTATTGTTCTGACCGCCGTTGGTGCCGTCGCCGTGGAGCAGCGAGGTAACGGAGTAAAAGTACGGATCGACGGGGGTAACCGTTGGTGCCCCGCCAAGAAGAAGCTGCTGACTTCCAGACATGTGTTAGCTCACGTTGCCGGTCAGAACACAGACCGAGTTGGAGATAAACAAGATCGTCGTAACACCACGAGTCGCCAGCGTCACCGAAGCCTTATCAGAATCCGTTCCGCCGATGTACGCGGTCGTAATAGTCAAGCTGATCGTAGCGTTGCTAGAAGTGTTATTGAAGATCGACACCGCGTTACCGGCAGAAAATACACCATTTGGTACATCAATCGCACCGCTAGTCCCCAACGTCACAAACTCGCCAATATCGGTGATAGCAAGCGTATAAGTTGAGGTTTTAGCGGAACCAGCGGACGGAATGTCTCTAACATTACCCGAACCATCCAGAATGTTCGTGATAGTTGCGCTAGTGCCGGTCAGCGTAGTGATATTCGCAGAAGTCGAACCCAGCGTAGTGACGGTGCCTGAAGTCGTATTCAGCGTGGTGATGTTGGCTGAAGTCGAGGTTAGCGTCGTGACTGTCCCAGAAGTCGTCGTCAGCGTTGTGATCTGGGCGCTTGCGCCACGAAGCTGAGTCGTAGCCGTCGTACCAAACGTCGTACCCGTCAGGGTCGTAATGTTGGCCGAGGTGCTGTTGAGATTGGTGATTGTGCCGGAGGTCGCGGTAATGGTCGTGACCGAAATACTTCCGCCAACCGAAGTCAAATAACTCGTGGCTTCAACAATGTCTGTGCCATTGCTGACCAGAATCTTTTTCTCACCTACAGCGACTGATACGCCCGTCTGACCGGAGACTTTGACCGTCACAGCTCCGGTGCTGTTGTTATAGATGAAATAGAGTTTTTTATTGGCAGGGACGATGAGGTTAGTGTTAGTACCGCCCGTTCCCGTCAATTCAATAAACATGTTACGGGCGACACCAGACGCGCCGTTCGGAATTGTAATCGTGGTATCCGTGCCAGTGACTACCGCTTGCGCGACGTAACCTGAAACAGCCTGTTCAATCAGGGTTCCAAGGTTCGTGTTTGTGGTATTACCCCACGTACCGGCCTGATCGCCCGTGCCGATAAGCTCAAGGGCCAGATTAGTTGAATATGTGCTAGACATCTTGAATTACCTCACGCCGCGATTTGCGTCCAGTTCGCGCTCTGGGTAGTAGTAATTTCAGACCAATTAGCCGACTGCGAATCATTAATCCCAGTCCAGTTGGCGTTTTGGTTGGTATTAATAACACTCCATATATTGACCGTTCCTACTGCTCCGGTCGCGGATACCCCGCTGACTATAGCACTTGCGTTAGCAGAGGTAGTAACAGTCCCAACAGCCCCGGTAGCTTCGACCCCGGTGACGTAAACGAATATTCCTACGGCAATACTGACCGTACCGACTGCCCCGGTCGCCGTGACTCCGGTAACAGACAAAACCTGATCCGTGACAACGGATACCGTACCGGTCTCGCCCGTAGCCTCAAGACCCGCGACAGCCAGAACCTGATCGGTAACAACAAAGACGGTGCCTAGTTGACCCGTAGCCGTGAGGCCGGTTACGGCAACAATCTGATCCGTAACTACAGAAACAGTACCTAGTTGTCCGGTTGCCTGAAGCCCAGTAACCGCCAGCACCTGATCCGTGACAACGAATACCGTGCCTACTTCGCCAGTAGCCGCAACACCACTAGCAAGAACAATGGCAGACTGAATGACAGAGACATCGCCAACCTGCCCCGTAGCCTGAAGGCCGGTAACAGCAACTATGGCATTCTGTTCAGCCCTGACAACAACATCCCCTACCGCACCCGTTGCAGTAAGGTTTGAGTAGCCCTCTCCCCAGCCTTGTTCGCCCCAGCCTACGCCAGAAGCATTCCAGCCTTCAAAGGCTACAACGACGTTGTTGACCGAACCCCAACCGGATTCGCCCCAACCGCCTAGCCCCCAACCTACAGACACGTGAGTGTCCTATCAGGCAATTCGGAGAATAGCGGTCGTCGAAGTCGCAGCCGGGAATTGAATCGTAAAGTTACCAGCCGTCGAGGTCTTATCCCCGCCAAATGCCAGCACTGCAACAGCCTTGTTGCCTTGGGTCTCGTTATAGATCAAAGCGCCATTCGCCGTAATCGTTGCAGAGTCCCAAGTCACATCATCAAAGTCCAGCCACGCCGTCGTACTGGTATAAGTCGGAGCCTGCGAAATCGTCAAAGTCTTGCCGCCCGCCGAGTAATTTGTACCCGACGAAGACACTTCATCAGTCGTCGTATATGCCGTAGTTGAAGCACTCAACGTGGCCGAAGAAGTGTACAGAGCAATCTTAAACGTATCCGCAGCCGTAGAAGCGCGGATCACGCCGGTACCAAAGTTATGGATTCCGTCAAGGATTTCTACCTTGAAGCTCGTAGTCATGGCTTGAGTTATTGCCATCGTTAATCTCCCAGACGCACTGCCGCGTCGTTAAAACCATTTTCAATTAACTTACGCCGTGCATTCATCCGTTCGGATTCTTGCGCTTCTTGCAGGTACTTAATAAGTACCCGATTTATTTCTTCGCTTGTTTGAGCACGAAGAATGCGGGCAGTAGCCCGTTCAGCAATTTCTTCAGGAGTGTAGCCACGATTATCCGTGGTCTGTACAAACACCTGACCAAGTTGTGCGCCGCCCATAAAACTCATGTGACAGGTACTCTAACTTGTCCAGAACGATACGCATCCTGACGATCCAAACCGTCACCAAGACGTTTCAACTGAGCCAACGCTTCCTGATACTTGGCTTCATAGTTCTGCATCATGTCGGCTTCACCCTTCAAGTAGGTGTATGCCTCACGCAAAGACCCGTAGAGCAGCACTGATTCAAAATTGTCGCCTAACCATGAAGTTGAGGACGAAACAATAGAAGTAGGGTAGTAATAGTAATGCAGTTCCATCGTATACGCGGCATCCGGGGTCGGCCCGAGAATCATGCTGGTATCGTCCCAAATTGCATAGTACGCGGGTTTGCCCGTGCTATTTGGAGGCGGGTACGCTTGTCGGATGTAGTTCACATCTTTGTTAAGCAGATACTCGTAATCTCCAGTAGTCGGGTCAATCACAGCCATCGAAAACGTCGAAAGCCAATCAGACGGCAGTGAAAGATACTGGAAATTAATCGTCGTTGTACCTGTCACGTTTTTACGGATCGCCGGGATCTGAACTGAGTTGTAGATCCGTTCTTCAGCTACCTGCACAAACGTAGGAATATTCGATACGAAGCTCTGCTCCGTAGACTCACAATACTCCTGAATCAGTGTAGAAAGCTGACTGTAATTCACGGCGACCAGCCCGACCGATACTTCATATCCGTATCAAGATTAATCTGCGACACGAACTTCGTACCCTTCGTCGCAGCGCCAGCACCCTTCATCTTCATGTGGGTGACGCCCTTGTTCACATCCTTCTCAGGGTAGCCGTTGCGACCCGTCGATTCGGTGTTGGGCTTGATCTTGTTCATGTTGTTCATGGCTTACCTCGGACCCGAAGAGCCGCGCATCGGGCTGCGCTGGTTCATCACCTTCGCCATGCCACGACCGTACTTCTTCATCTCGCTGTTGGTCTTGCCACCAGCACGCATGTTTTTAACCCGACCCGGCCCGTGAGCCTTGCTTGCCGGGAGAGCCGCGTGTTTCTCAAGTTTGCTCGCCATCTCAGTCTCCTAGGTCGTAACGACCGTAACCGTTCCTACTTCACCGGCTGGTGCCAAGGTATTCGGCGTCAGCCCTACGTCATACGAACTGGCCCCGCCTACGGGATTCCAGCCCCACTGAATCATTCTACTACCGCCTGCACCGTTGTTACCTGTCTCATAGTAACTCAGGTCAGGTCTTGGATTCCTAAGCGCCTGCGGGTCATCGACCGGGTATAGGCCGAGCGACAACTGCGGCTGATCAGGCTCCCAACACTCTGGACAGACCAAGATGTTTACGTTCTTGGTCTTGATTACCAAAGACTTCAACTGACGAAGTTTGTACCGGAATCCGCACCGG